ATCGGAAAATGTTCTAAGACGTTTTAAAGGACGGATCAAATTGAGCTGCGTAAGCAGTTCAAACATCTAAACTAGCTCCAAGGGATAACCCGTGGAACTCGTCAGAAGTATAAGATCCGTTACTAATACGTTCAAGATCATCTAGAGCCACTGCCATTGTCGATTTTAAAGCGATATGTAGAGAAGAATTGGAAGTATAAGTACTTTCGGTTGTAGAACTACCGTAATAAATATCATCCTCCTTTCCTAACGCCCTTAAACCCTTCATAGTTATCTCTCCAACTTTTAATAGAGAAAGAATTTTGTTTCTTTCTTTATCAAAGATTGCATCGATATCTAATTGACATAAGTTATCTGCTACCTCTGCTATAGGAATGCTATCACTAGCATCCCAAGCTTCAGCAACAGATAATAATCTGTCAATGTGGTTTTTAATACCAATGAAGACTGGGGTTATTGCAATGTCATTCAAATCGTCAATTAAATAAATTCCCTTATGAGAATCTATTTTATCGATGAGCTGAAGAACAGAAGCAGCACCACCAGTAACAACTTTTCCTAAGCCTAGTCCGAGGACCCTAGATAATTCATCTAGGACTACCCCAGGACCAGGTACCTGATAGTTTTCATTTGAAGCTGTGGCATTGGCAAGAATTCTACGAATTCTGTCATATGTAACAGTCCCAAATGAGACATCAAGTCCAAAGGAAAACATCTCTAATCTAGGAACAAATGATAGTTTTAAAATAACGTTACTTAAACGAGTAATCTTACGATTATTCTTTTTAATAACTTTAGATTTAACTATCATAAGTCCTGAATAGAGATCTCTTACAAAAGAAACTAAGTTTCCACCATATACATAACAGTTCTTCTTGATTTTAAAAAAGTCAAAAAGAATAGTGAATGTAATGAAAGGATTAAGTATATTTTTACATAATCCTCTCATCGGAAGACCTGTGATTTCTACTCCTTGATGAAATCATCTCTTAGCAAACTCATATGTATCAACAGATACATGTGTTTTATTAAGAGAGATTTCTACTCCTAACTTAGTCATTACCTCAATGTAAGTCTTAGCGACAGCATCGTTTTTAATAACAATGTCGTCACCAAGAATTATATATTGGTCAAAATTGTGTAAACCACACAATTCTGCACAATAAAATACA